CTTAAAGCCAAGAAATTGAATAAAAATTCTTGGCTAGATAGTTTTAAACGAGGTATAGCGTATAAATTATCTAAAAAGGGTTATAAAATTATAAATTTTGATATAAAAAAGGTGGTTGTATGAGAAACGTAATTTTATTTTTGATGATACAGTTATTATTAAAGTTAGAGCGACCATTTTATAAATTTGGTAAGTTATATGAAAAAACAAAGCATATAAAAAATCCCATTCTTGAAAAGGTAATATATAAAATCTTTGAATGGAATTTAAAAATAATGAGTGTTTTTAATTTAAAGATTAAGGAATTAAAACATAGTATTAATTTTTAAGATAATATAGGTTATTCTTTGAGGTCGGCAAAGAATAACTCTCTTGACAAAGTTTGTTGCTACAATTATACTAAGTTTGTAGCAACACAGAAAGGAGAGAAAATTTTGGCTGCTATGAAGAAAGGTACAAAACTTACAGATAACCCAAAAGATTATATGTTAAGAGTAAGACTGGACAATGATACTCTTAATAGATTAGATGAATTATGTGAGAAACATAATACTAATCGTTCAGTTATAGTTAGAATGGGTATAGATAAGTTGTATCAAGACAAATAAAAAAGCAACCTGCTTACCGACCAAAGCATTCAGGTTGCTTAATACACAATCCCACAAGGACTGATAAATCTATTATATCATTCTTTGTGAGTACAGAAAAGGAGAATATATAATGGAAAATCTTATACAAATAGTAAATAATCAAGCTGTAGTATCCAGTAGAAAAGTTGCTGATAGCTTTAGAAAAGAACATTCAAAAGTACTTCGTTCAATAAAAAATATTATAGAATTGACTCAAGCCAAAAATGGCTTTAGTGAGTTAACTCGAAATAATGAAATAAAAAAATGGTTTTATGAAACAACATATATTGATAATAGTGGAAAATCAAATATTGAATATCTTATGAATAAAAATGGATTTTCTCTTATTGTTATGGGTTTTACTGGCAAAAAAGCAATACAATGGAAAATTGAATATATAACAGCTTTTGAACAAATGGAACAATATTTAAAACAATTACAAGTATCAAGTATTGATAAAAAAGTTCTTGATTGTAAATATGATGAAGTTCAGATGGAAAAATCAAAATTGTGGTTGGAATTAGCTGATAAAGTAGATATAAAAGAATATAAACAAATGGCAAAAAGTTATGCTTTTAATACTTTAGCAGGAAGTAATGTGTTACCATTGCCCGAAGTAAAAGAATTGACGTATTCAGCAACAGAAGTAGGCGAAATCTTTGGAGTTTCTAAAAATAAAATCGGTAGTCTAGCAAATAAACATAATTTGAAAACAGATGAGTACGGAAAGTATTTCTATGATAAATCAAGATATTCTAATAAAGAAGTGCAGACATTTAGGTATAATAGAAAGGCTATCGAAGTATTTAGAAGTTTATTAGGTGGTGCTAAAGAATGAAAAGTTTTGATGAACTTGAATTTAAATATAAAGATGCTATAGAACAATATGATTTAAATAGTGCATGGGCTAATGATATAAGAGAAACAATTTTAAGTTTAAAAGATCCTAAAGAAATTGTTTTAAGTTGTTTACTTGATGGATTAGAAGATTGTTTTGAGAAGAAAATAAAAGCTGAAAGTTATTTGTTGAAAAATGGTTTTAATGAAAAAGAAATATTATCATTGTGTTATCAATATAGCGAATACTGTAATAAATGATTTTAAGAAAATGAAAAAGGATAGCTCGAAATGGGCTATCCTTGTCATATTTGGAGGATTTAATGAGAAAAGATAAAGAAAACTTAGAAATAGCAAAAAAATATTTAGATAGTGTTCGAGAAGCAAAGCTTAATGCTGTAGATATAGCATATAGAGTAAAAGAATTAAAAACAACATCAAAAAAATTGATCGCAGTATATCAGATGGAATCTGTTGGCGGTAATAATAAGAAAATGGACATATCAGATTATGTTGCTAAGATTGATGAAGAAGTTGCTAAACAATTAAAAGCGATGCAGATATACGCTAAAAAAGAACAAGAGGTAAAAGAATGTATAGATAATTTAGAAGTTGAGGATAAAGTAAAAAGGGTATTATCTATGAGGTATTTATCTTTTCTCAAATGGGCTGATATAGCGAATGTTTGTAATTGTTCTATTAGATATGTATATAAATTACATATATTGGGATTAACAAAAGTAACAAAGATTAAATCAATTGATTAATTGATTTATTGACTAATACGTATATACGTGTTATTATATAGTTATAAAATAACTTTGAAAGGAGGCATTTCTTTGAAAGATAAAGAACTTTTAAAGCTTTTGCTAAGCAATGGTTGGACTATTGATAGACAGAAAGGAAGTCATTGTTGTTTAAAGAAAAATGGTAAATTAGAAGTAATTCCTCTTCATGGAAAAGATTTACCTATTGGATTGCAAAATGCTATTTTAAAAAGAACAGGGCTTAAATAAAAGCCCTGTTTATAAAATAATCTTTCAAAGAAATGTATAGATAATAATTTATAATAATTTATAAAAAGGAGGATCAATGTATTATGGTTTTTATTTATCCAGCTATTGTTCATTTAGATGATGATGGTATATGGTTAGAATTTTCAGATTTAGATGGTTGTACAACTTTTGGAGATAATATTGAAGAAGTTTACGATAATGCTGTAGAAGCTATGGAAGTATATATATTAAGTGCGTTAGAAAATAATATTTCATTACCTAAAAGTTCGGATATAAATATATTAAAAAAATATGTAGATGATAATTCTTTTATTACTTTTATAAAAGCAAATGTTGATTTAGCTAAAAATACAAAATCTATAAAGAAAACATTAACTATTCCAGAATGGCTAAATAAATTAGCAATAGAAAAAAATTTAAACTTTTCTCAAGTATTACAAGAAGCTTTAGTAAAAAAAATTAATTCGTAATCAGTCATAATATATTAATACAGGTTGTTTATTATTAAATAGATATTAATATTAATTTAGTAATAGAAAAATTTTATATTAACAAATGTTGTATTTGAATATTATTTTAGAATTTGAATATGATAATAATATAGGAATGAAATAAGAATGTAGTTCACTAAAGTTCATTGAAGTTCACTATCAAAGTATGATATAGTTATAGTCAACAAAAACTAAATAAGGTGAGAAATAAAAAGGCAGTCAATAGTGGCTGTCTTTTTTTGTATATAAAAACAATAGAGATATAGTCAATAGATTATATCTTTTTTTATTGGTGGTGAGAAAATGCTACAGAAAAAGAAAAGAGTAAAACTATATGGCCAGAAATTAAAAAAGCTAAATCAAAATATTTTTGAACGTGATAATCATAGATGTATTGTATGTGGAAAATATGTAGATGATAGTCATAAGTTTCATCATGAGCCGTGTGGTCAAGATAAATCTGATGAAATGCGTGGCGGTGTTGTGTTATGTGATAAGTGCCATTATGCTCGCCATAATACAGATAAACTTAAAGAGATAAAAATAAAATGTGAAGATTATTTAAGGAGTTTATATGGATAATGAATTTAAAATATCTAATAATCCAACAGGGCAAGAGTTAATAGATGATATTGCTCTTATAACAAATACAATAGCAACGTTATCTGAATATGTGGCAAAGACTAAAAATATATTAGCACAAGCAGATGACACATATAAAAGAATTTGGGATATGAAGTATTTAATGTATTCAGAGCAATATCCTAAAATCAATCAAGTTAAATTAAAAGCAATGGTAAATACAGATGATGATGTAGTACGAGCAAAAGCAGTCTTATTAGATGCTAAAGAAAAATCTATTTTGGCGGATAGTAAATATAAAAGTTGGGATAATCGCTTTATAGCAGTACGAAAAATTGCAAGTATAAAAACAACAGAAATGCAAACAATAGAAAGGTAAGCAATGGCAAAAGAGTTCGCAAGGAAGTTTTATAACAGTACAAGATGGCGGAAGTGTGCTAAAGCTTTTGCACAGTCTAAGATGTTTGTGTGTGAAATGTGCCATAACCAAACACCTGAAAAGATTGATGGAGACCAACGATACATCGTTCATCACAAGATACCTTTAACACCTAAGAACATACATGATCCTTACATAGCTTGTGGCTGGGATAACCTTATGTTCTTATGCTTAGAATGTCATAACAAGATACATTCTAAGGAGCATAGGCAGATAGTGTTTGATGATGATGGTAATCTAATTGGTATTGATGAATCAAAAAATAATTAAAATGATTAACTACACCCCCATATACGATAAATTATCTGACAATTTCCTAGACCGGAGGGTCCACCTTCGTAAAAAATATGCGTCATCGGCGAGAGGGGTGTGGTTATTTTTCAGAAAATTTTACTAGAAAGGAGATGAAATTTTGTGCCAAAAGTTAGTGAAAAAACGTTAAGAAAGCGAAGGGTAGAGCAATATAGAGAGGTTTTTAAAAATATTGATGATGATAAAATGGCAATAGTTGAAAGAACAATAGATTTTGCTGTTGACCTAGAATTTAGGCTTGATAACCTGCAAAAAGACCTCGATAGAGATGGTTTTATTGAGGAATACTGCAATGGAAAAGACCAATATGGCACAAAAGAGTCTACTGCTAGTAAAGCGTATTCTACAGCTATTAAAAATTACAATTCTCTTATAAGAACGTTACTTTCATGTATGCCAGCTAAAATAGACACTACGAATGATGATGGTTTTGAAGATTTCATTACCACATTAAAGAAATGATTCATATGAATTACATCGATATTTATTACAATCAAATTAAAAACAAAGATGTAGTAGTATCTGAAAAGGTGGCAAAACTATTTAAACATTTACATGATAAGCTAAACGGAAAAGAAGAAAAATATATTTTCGACCAAGATCGTGCAACACATGCAATAGACTTCATTGAACGATATTGCAAACATTCTAAAGGTAAGTGGGCTGGTAAACCTGTTATTTTAGAGGTATGGCAAAAGGCTATATTATCAGCATTGTTTGGCTTTAGAGATAAAAACACAGGTTTAAGACAATATAGAGAATTGATTTTAATAGTGGCCAGAAAAAATGGGAAATCCACATTATCTAGTGGAATAGGATTGTATTTGTTATTCGCAGATGGTGAAGCAGGCCCTGAAATTTATAGTGTAGCGACAAAAAGAGACCAAGCAAAAATAATTTGGTTAGAGTCTAAGCGTATGGTTAAAAAATCACCGTCATTAGCTAAACGCTCTAAATGTTTGGTAAATGAAATCCAGTGCAATTTTAACGATGGAACATTTAAAGCACTGGCAAGTGATAGCGACAGTTTAGATGGTCTTAATGTTCATGGAGCACTGATAGATGAGTTGCATGCTATCAAAGATAAGAACCTTTATGATGTAGTAATTGATGGTATGACTGCAAGAGAACAGCCTTTATCTATTATTACATCTACTGCTGGTACAGTGCGTGAAGGTATTTTTGACCTAAAGTATGAAGAAGCAGCTAATATAATTGCTGATTTCGACAATGAAGA